CTTACGCCAAAGGTGAAATTACCCCACAAGCCTACTTAATCATTGGCATGATGATTAAATACAAAAAACGGTTTTCAACAATTAGTTACTGATGAACAGCCTGAGATTTCCGAAAAACTAAAGCGCGTCAATTGCTCAAATGTATATGTGGTGTCAAGAGTGATTGTCAGTAAAATTGGGCTGCTAAAATCGCCGTTGACATCGGATATAACGTCACTGACAAAACCGATCTTGGTTGACGATGCGGGGATAAATTTATGCCGTCCATCAAGTAGCCAACTATCAGGCTCATACGTGGCATATAACAAATGCTTGTTTCCATCGCCATTGACTAAACTTGTCATGTCAGATGCGGTATGCGTCGAGGTAGAGGCGGGCGAGCTTCCATCTTTTATGGCAATGCTATCGCCATATTTCAAAATGAATACTGGGGTTGTTTTATTCATTGTCGTTACCCCATAAATAAAACGGCTCTAAACTATCGGGCATTTCTTCTCTATTGGCATTGGATAAGGCGTAGATGTCCGCGTAAATCTCAGACTGTTCATCAGTAACTAATTGGTGAAAACCGTTTTTGTATTTAATCATCATGCCAATGATTAAGTAGGCTTGTGGGGTAATTTCACCTTTGGCGTAAGATTCCAAAACATAGTTTGCAGTGGCTATCTCCCATTCAGGGGAGTGACTAATCCAACCAAGTTGCGCGTCCATTTGATGCGCACGCTCATGATTACATGAATACGCATCAGAACACCAATACAGTCCAGTGATGGTGTTGTATGCGCCGCGTTGCTTGCCAATAGGAATGGGGAGAAAAACAAACAAAAGAACAACAAAGGCAAGTATTGTAAGAATAACTTTACAAATACGTTTTGTCATGGTGTCCTTGTGGGTTCCTTGGAAATAAAATTCACGCTCAAATTTTTCCAGAATGTTTTTGCCGTGGTGTCCTTGCGGATTTCATCACCTACGCCCGAAAAGTACGCTGTAAACGTCAAGGGCGTGGCGTCAATATCCGGCACAACAACCTCATGAAATTCAACCGGCTCTGTGAGTTTTTCCCACAGCGCGGCATACTCAGTAGTATTGTTTGTGCGTCCAAATTGCAGCGAGTAATTAAAATACACGCCGATCAACTCACGGTGCAAAATGCCGTCCTCTGTGCGTTCGGCAAATTTATCGAGAAATTCGGCAGTTCTTTTTATGCCGACTACAGGAATATCAAACGTGGTGCCGTCAATCACAATGCTCATTGGCTGCTTGCTCCACTTTGGATAAACGAGGGTCCAACGCGCTGGTTTTCTTGGTCAATGTGCGGTTTCAAAGCGCGTACTAACTCACCCATAGTGCCGCCAAACGTGATGTTGATATTTTGATTGCCGCCATTGCCGCCCATTTCTTCACGGAAAATTTGCCGAATCAATCCTTCAGGCGCTTCAAGGTTTCGCCCGCTTTTTTGATCTCCGAGGATTGCTGCAAACTCTGCATTGGGTGGAATCACCGCACCCGTGGCAAGGCGTGGGATCTGTGGCGTGGAAACACCTGACTTAGCCTGAAAGCCAGGTACAAGCCCGCCGATGGTGTTGAAGCTACCAATCAAGCCATTGATACCATTGACCACGTTTGCAATCATGCCGTTGATGTAACCAATGATGTTATTGATTGCGCCTTGAATAAAGTTTTGAATACCCATGAAGATTGATTCAAACTTGACCTTGATAGCATCCAAGGCGGTAAAGAAACTTGTTTTGATTGTTTCAGCCATTTGGGTGATGTAAAAGCCAATAATGAAGCCTATTTGCTTTATGGTTTCACCCATATTTTGCCATTGTGAAATTACCAAAATAATGAATCCAATAACGGCGGCTACTGCCAATCCAGTCAACGCACCAATACCAGATATATAAACAACCATGACAGCAAATATAGCGGCGATTGATAAAACCAAAATCCCAAGCGTAGTGATGAAATTTCTAAACTTTTCAGGATTTTCTTTTATCCACTCTGCAAGTTCGCCCAACTTGACCGTAAGCCAATCAAGAATTTCAATGATTGCCCCGCCTGTCCATTCGGCAATCGGTTTCAAAAAGCCTTCATAGAATTCAAGCCATAATGGACCCAGCGCGATCAAAACTTCATTCAACACACCCAGCGCACCGGACAACAAATCCAAAAATGCCGGCAGTAGGTCAGATACTACCCAAGTACCCAAGGGTACAAGAATGTTATCCCATGCCCATTTCAAGCCTTCCCAAATGGTCTGCCCAAGCGGTACAAGGGCGTCATACAACCGCCCGAGGGCTTCGGTCAATGGGCGGAAAAACTCAGCGGCTTTGGCTTTGAATTCTTCCAACTTGGCAAGCATTTCAGGTGAGATAGGATCAACAGCGGGCAACGCCATACCACCACCCGCACCACCACCGCCCGCATCTTCATTATCCTTTGGGGTAGATAAAACGTTGATTTGGTCAAACGCCGCCAATGCACCTTGTGCCTCTTTTGCGGCTTTTTTGGTTGCCTTACCAGCACTACCGGCAGCCGACGCCACGCCGCCGAATCCAGCTTTCACGCCAAACAATGCGCCGATGATTTGCGTCACAATGGTAAACAACTGGGTAAGCCATTGAACAAAGGTTATGACGTAGGGAATCAGCGGGGCAAGCGCGGTCAAAATCAAATTGACAAACGCGCCTTTGAGTACATCAAATGCCGTAGATAGGGATTTCACACTTGCGCCGATGGATGACCCCATAAGGTCGAATTGCCCAATCAGTGACCGAATCCCATTGATAATTGACCCGCCAATAAACGCCGCCGCCATTGCCTTGGCAACCATCATGACGGATGACAAAACACCCTTCAGAGAGGATGTCATTGATTTTGCACCCTTATTCACTCCAGAGGTGTCAACTTTTGTATTGATATTTATGGAGCCGTCATACTGCATTGCGTTTTTCCTTTAGCTCACGAACCTTGCTTAAGAATTCGTTTTCGGCTTCTTTTTCGTCCAATGACCGTTCATCAACATCGGGCAGATCGATCATCTCGCCCATGTCATGCGCAGCGGCTTTTTCTTCCTTGCTTGCCTTGCCGGTTTTCAACCGTTTGCGGAGCGCAGTCAATTGGCAAAATGTGGTGTCCTGTCCCAAGTCCATGAACAGTGCCAAGAACGTCCACCAATGAAGCTGCGCGGTACTCAGGTCAATGCCGTGAGTTTGTCGAAAAGCCGCATAAATAAAATTTCCGTCTTTTGCAAACGAGTACACGCGGACAGGAGTTATTTCGTTTTCATCCGATGTATTTTCTTTGCCGCCATTCAAAAACCAGTTGGCACGGTCAAGTGCAGCGGTCAAATCGTTAGGCACTACTGAGTAGAGATTGCCAAGCAGTACAAGTTGCTTTTCCTGTGGCGTGAGTTCGTTATCCTCAAACGCCATGATGATTTTTAGGCACGCCCGAAAGTCTGTGTTAAGTTGGTACTCAGTATCTGCTATCGTGATTGACTCGGGCGGAGCATCAACAAGGATGTTCATTCATTTCGAGCAATAGCGGCATTTGCCCACATGACACTTGTTTCAAGTTCGGTCAGTGCCACTGACAATTCACGTGAGGGTGGGCAGGCATTTACCATCAATTCAGCAAGTTCTTTTGCCTTTGCTCGGATAGCCTCATAGCGTTCAGATTGCCCATCTTTGGGGGTGTGATACTTGAAATTGTTTTCAAGTTTCTTGACATCAGTTTCAGACGGTTGATATGGGAGAATCATTTGTTTTTTCCTTTTTTGGGATATGCCGATGAATACTGCGCAACCTTTTCAGCGCGCGCCTTTTGCATGTACGGTTGAATGCCGGTGAAAAACTGCATAATTGCGTCGATGTCCAGCGCATTGCCAAAAACGATTTGCGACGTGCCCGCGCCAATCAATTCATCAATTTCATTGCGGGCATACTGACAAACTTCTTTTTGAAATGCCAAGCGTTCTTCTGTGTTTAAAGGAACGCCGTATTCATCTTCGGCATTTTGTGATTCAATTATCTCAGCACGATTTTTAAAATCCGAAAAACTTTTTTTGAAGTTTCCAAGTAATATGTAAAACTTCTCAGTAAAAATTGCATCTTTCGGATACAGCACAATTACGCGCTCGGGATCGTCATTGATTGCGAGCCGGATTTCACCGGTATTGATTTGGAGAGATTGCATAAAACCTCATGCCCGTACCATTTCTGATACGGGCGTTTGTGATTAGGCGAAGGAATTACCAGACACGTCATACAACCCGAGGGTGGGATCTCCACGGAAATGGATTGTGAAGCTGTGCTGCAAAATCGTCACGGCATCACCGCCAAAGTTTTCAATGGCGATACTCACAGGCTGCAATTCTGCGGGGTATTGATCGGTACTCACGGGAGTTTCGTATTCGTACACCATGAGAATATCGGTTTCAGCAGCACTGCCAATGGCACGGGTACGGCGGAGATTGTCGATAAACTCGAAAACGGCTTCCTCGTTGATTGCCTTGCCTTCGATTTGAATGGTGGGGGCGTAGCTTTCAACGGTTGCTGTTTTGTTGTCTTGGTGGATATACCCTTCGGTGGTCACTTCAGGGTTGTAATTGACCATTGCGGTTGTAAAACCGGTGCCGATCAATGACCACGTTGGAGTGGTTGCCGGTGTGGTGTCCAAGAAAAGGGCAAACTTACTACGTTTGATTTTTGTTTCAGCCATGATTATGTTCTCCTAGTTGCTATGGTGCAACTTCGCTATACGTTAACTTGCATTGAATTTGGTACACACTCGTACCCGATTCACTTTCATCAAATGGGTATCCCCATCCGAGGGCTTCGATTTTTTCAGCGGTCTTGCCAGTGTCTAAACTCGGGAGCGCGCCCGCTTCGGTTTGCGTGTCAAGCCAATGGGCAAACGCTTCAAAAAATCCGAGATTTTCAAGCCGTATCGCGTCATCGGCATTGGATACCGCCGCTTCAAACGCAAAGGGGAATTCTCGGAGCGTTGACCGGTCAAGATACGTTTCAACGATGCGTGCGCCTGGCAACGGGGATATTCCATACTGAGTAGGTTCTTTGCCCAGATAGTCAACCCACACCGGCGCATTGGCTTCAAGTTCGGTGTATGTCTTGATGTAGGTTTGCACCGCGCTGATAATGCTCATTTGCCTGCCAACTTCTTTGCGCCTTTGATGATCGTTTCGCCGCGTACGGCTTTCATGCGTTCAAACCAAAACCGCCCGCGTAGGGGTCCAGCTTGCTGAGTGCCTGGGCGTCTGCCCTTGTAGTATTGCCGCTTTGCATACGGTGCAATCCATGAGACTGTACCGCTTCCAATGTCAGTGCCCAGAGTGCCCGATTTGATAAGCATTGACGTGAGCAAGTGCGTGAATGGTTCAGATTGCCGCAACACTTCAGAGTCAATAAACTTTTGCACTCGGCTATATTTCTGTATCTGCTTTGCGCCAAAGTTGGGATTGAATTTCAATTCGGCTTTGCCGTTGGGTCCAACGATTACAGCGCCGCGCGGTGTTTCGATTTTGATATGGTTCATTTGCAGCCAACCTGCCAGTGT